ATAAATTTTGCATTGTTTTACCTTTCCATAAAATTTAACTTTGCAATATATAGTATATATATAATCTTTTTATGTAATGATTGCAATACCTAAATACGAACAAATGTAAGTTTTTTTTATAGCTGCGATTAAGTTATTGATTTTATTAGATTTTTTTTAATTTTTGAAAAAAAAATTTTTTTTCACCCACCCTATATTTATAACGAAGGTGACTCAAACCAAAGATTCGAGTCCAGCGTCATACCCGATCCGATGCCAGTCCGAACAATTGTTCGACCCGACACAAGAAAAAACCCAGCTCGGTGAGCTGGGCTTTTGCCTAGGAGACAACTATCTCCACTGCTTACCTCCGACCATTCTTGGTTGGACAGTGAATCTCTCACTCTGACGAAAGCTTTTGATGATGGCTTGATCTATGTGTGCATCAATATCATCATGGTAGAACTCTTCCCAAAAGCCTTTCAATCCGTCACGAATCCCTTTGACGTAATATGGACTCGGTGTATGAAACCCTGAGTAATTCATCTTGTAAGCAAAACCTTTGTAGTCTGTGTTATACTGACAACCAATGTAACCTTCTACATCAATCTTCCTATACAATGATGGGAATCCCTCGAAACGATCAAGTGCCCTCTCGCAATCAGGTGTGATCTCCCATATTACACAAGGTACATCATGGATATGATCTTCTACCTTTACGATGTCTGCTACATTGTTGAACTTTAATTTGTAGTTAACAATGTGACCAGCACCAATTGGTTTAGCTTTAGGACATCTTCGTGCCATAGCTTGCTTGTTTGTGTTTGCTCCGTAAGCAAAATAAATCTTTTTCTGCATTAATATCTCCTTTGGCTGAAATTGATTTAATATATATATAGTATTGATTACTACATTAGTCAAGAAGTTTTTTTATTTTTTTTACAGCAACTGAATCGGGCTACAGGAGTACGAACAATTGTTCGGTTACAGGATAAAAAAGAAGCTGGGCTTTTACCCAGCTTCAGCTCCTCCCTTCTTAAAATGGTACGATTATTACAACAGCACAAAGCACTGCCCAGAAGATAATAGTTTGAACTACTGCCAATGCTATTTCCCAACTATCCATTTACACCTCCATTTATAACGTGCATGGTAGAGAACTTAATTTCCCATTCTCTATCCTTGTCCACACCAAGATGCTTGTTCATCGTATCGACAACTGCTCTGACGTGATTCTCGTCACCAACAAACTTGTCAATCTCATGTGGATCATTGGGGTTTGCTTTAGTAAGTGGGTAATAACCTGATACGTTCTCAACGATCTTTGCTACCCTAAACTTGTTGTCCTCTTCAGGAACATCTGTGAAACAGTAATTTGCCATGTTTATCTCCTTTGGCTGATTAAATATATTTATATAGTAATCATTACATAATATAAGTCAAGCACTTTTTTTTAATTTTTTTTTATTTTTTTTTAATTTAAGTGTTGACATTAATTGTAATGATTGCTATATATATAAAAGTGATGGCAAGACAGTAATGGTTTACAGTATCCCATCACAACAACATGAGGTCGAAAGTTCGGGGTCGGGGGTTCACAGACCTAAAATAGCAACTCCCCCAGTTAATGTGAGAGCATGAAAAAAGAGTCGAGAATCCTTTCCATCTCGGCTCTTTTTTTTGCCTCCTGTTTGAGTTCGAACAATTGTGCGGAATCCTTCAGGACGAGTCGCAATTACCATAACCAAAAGAAATCCAGCCGTCACCAGCACAAAAAAAATCGGGAGCAGGTTTCCCCGATCCCGATTGTTGCTGGGCAACCTGCCCGATCTAGTTTGTACGATAAAGGTAAAAGTCTCCTTGTTCGTTCTCGTTGCCATCATAGCCAGACAAGAAGTGACCCCTTCCATCTGTAGCAATTGCATCTTCTACCAACTCATCAAAGTTTTTAATTAATTTGAAGATTGCATCATTTGCAGTCTCGCAACTATCTTGCAACTTTTCGAAAACTTCTCTATCTATTCCAGAGTGACGAGCTAAAAAGTCTGGATTGAATGCCCAGACTGTTTCCTTGATGTATTCTGCAACTTTGTCATCTGCTTCATCATCAGTCAAAACCATGTACTCTTCATTTCCGTAAGTGTAGTAATGGTCATCTTGGTGTGTGATGTTTGCCTTGCCGATTTCGTTAAGATCCATGAACTCAGCAACTGCCTCTACTTTTTTAATATCCATTTTAATCTCCTTTGGCTGAATATGTATATATAATATAGTAATGATTTCTACCTGTCAACTGTTAATATTAACTTTTATTAATTTTTTTTTCAGCTGCTGTTGCTGTCACCCAGCAGCACAGCGCGAACAATTGTTCGGAGTCAGGGCGGGACTGCGCGCCAGATTCACCCGTGCGTGAGTACGAACAATTGTGCGTATTCAGGTCTGGACGGGGAGTTGTGCAGCCCGATTCTTCACCTGACCCGAAGGGTTCACCAGCTCAAACCTAGGCTGGAAGCCAAATAGTAGCCCGATCCAGCCCCGATCAACCCCGATAACCAGCCCGATTAGCAGCACAACTCCGAACAATTGCTCGTATTACAGCCCGATCACAGCCCGATTACCTGTGCGCCATAGAAATTGTTCGGAGATCCCGTGCCTGACCACGGCAAGTGCAGACCCATATATACCCATATTTAACTATTTTTGCCTATCTTCTTTGGGTGTATGTGGGTGACGTTAGCTTTTTTCATACGATCCTGTGCTTTTTGTTGCAGGTTCTGGAGTTCAGCCAGTATTTCTTCCTTTGTCATGCTATCTACTTTCTCATGTAGTACATGAGCCTTGTTTACGAGCAATCCAGTAGCTTTTAAACGTAGTTCTTCAGCCCGAATAGCCTCACCAAACTTTCCTGACTCCCAAGCTTCGTTACGGATCTTCAAGAGATCCCGAACAGACTTATCTATCGTTACCCCGAACCGACTTCGATTCTCCTCCTGCATCTCTTGAAATCGTTCCTGCACGACTTCGTTACGAAGCAACCTAACTGCATCTACTGACGGATTACTGTAACCAGCTTGTCGAGCTGCGTTAGTCTGTGTCATATCCTTGTGCATAAAGTTGTCCAGAAAAGCTTGTTGTTTCTGGGTTAATCTTTTCAACCCTTTTGATCTTTGTTCTTGTGGTAAATTTTCGCCTACTTTTGGCATTAGCTTTTACTCCTTGTCGTTACGTTATTTGGGATAGGGGGTGGTGGTTACTTACCACCCCCCTATACCCCCTATAGGGGGGGAAGTTCGGTAAGTTGGTAAGTTTCAATAAAATCAATGACTTACAGGGCATAAAATACTTACCAAGCTCTTTGGTAACCTGTGTAAGTAACATCATTTTATCCTGTAAAATCAACAACTTACAACTTACCCTCTAATCTACTTACCGAGTAAGTTGGTATGTTGGTAAGTAAATCATCATAAATCCGAACAATTTTCGGGTCTGGAGTCCTCCTATACCAGTTGCCCATTTGTGTTTGTTTGTAGTTCAATGCCCATAATGCTTTTAGAAAGGCATATTCACAGTCAAAACAGTGTTCCTTCGAACAATTTTGGTAATGAAGCATACTGATGTCCATTTTCTGTGCCAGTCCAAAGTGAACAAAGCAACTCATACATATGCTTTTTTTCATTAACGGGAATGCCATACCCCGAACAATTTCTTCGTTGCAATTGCAACAGGTCTTTGCTTTAGCTTTCATTTACAACCTCCCTCCTAAGTTCTGTAAATAAAGGTGCATCTGAACCTAGCCTATTCTCAGCTATATCCACATACTTTTGATTAAGTTCGATAATGGTAGCATCTCTACCATGTCGATCAGCTACCAGTGCAGTCGTGCCTGATCCACCGAATGGATCAAGCACCCGACCAGCAGATGTTTTGCTTCCTGAACACGAACAATTTTTCGTAAATCCCCTGTCTTCTTGGACCAGTGACTTCATATCCTTGCTATTCATACGGCTGGTTTTATCTCTTTTTGGTATAACACCGACCATATTGTCCCTAGTTTCCCGTTCAGGAACTTCGATTGTCACCATCTCCCGTTCATATGGAGTCCCACACTCCGAACAAATCTTCGGAGGACAACCAGCAAGAATCGCTGGTTCAATGAGTTCAGTCGGAAATACTGCAAAATGTGCTTCGTTGTATGGTTTAACTGGCACAGTCCACACACTTCTTTTGTTGGATAAACAGTCCACAGACTGCTCTTTGATAGCATGACTGTCGTAATAATACTTCTCTGACTTAGATAACAAGAATATATACTCATGTGCCTTCGTGCATCTATCCTTTACACTCTCAGGCATAGGATTAGGCTTGTGCCATATAATATCCTGCCTGAGATACCATCCATCCTCCTGAAGTGCCAGTGCTACCCTCCAAGGTATGCCCACAAGGTCTTTAGGCTTTATACTGCCCGATACGGGAGGTCTAGTGACCCCGTAATCCTTATCTCCTCTAACAGTTTGATTAGTTGTTGATGTCCTGCCACCACTAGAATAGCTATCTCCCAAGTTCAGCCAAAGAGTTCCATCATCACGAAGCACCCGTTTTACCTCCTGAAAAGTACGAACAATTTTACGGACATACTCTTCAGGGCTGGCTTCCATACCAATTTGATTATCTTCCCTGACTGCACCACAATCCTTACAAACGTCACGATATTGCACAGTAAGTGTCTCTTTTGTACCAAACTCCCGATCAGCATCATTACGGGATTTACCAGCAATATGCGAACAATTTGGATCTCCTCCGATCCATTTGCCAGTACCATAGTCTCGTAAACCCCAGTAAGGTGGTGATGTAATAACTGTATGAAAGAAATTGTTCGGTAATTCCTTCAGCTTTTCTCTACAATCTCCGATCTTAATATCGATCATATTTAGCTACCTTTTTATCTAATTGTCGTTGTGACTTCTTAGTTCTTTTCTTCATGCTCTTTTCCCATTTACGAGACGTAGAGTGAGTTTTAGATAATGTGTCCTTATGTTTCATCACGACCTCACCACACATTTTGGTTCAATAAAAATCTTCTCAGGCACACCACCAAACTCTTGACGTATTCTTATCCTTAGAAGCTCCATAGAGTATTCCAAATCGTCTTGGCAATCTGCAATACTCTGATATTTGACTTGGCTCTCATGCCACATACAACGAGTTAATCCGTCATTATTTTCTGTGGCTGAGATCCAAATAACACATATGTAAACGATCATCTTCGACATAGCTTAACGACCTTTACATATACCTTTTCAAACAAAGACAACTCCCTTGTGGGAGTTGCATTGTTAATATGAGCAATTAAATTCCTCATAAAGATTTCATTAAACTGCGATTTGTTCTTCATCGTCTCTGTGGCAGGGATTCCATCTTTGTTGGATTTCCCTACTCTCTTCTTGACTAACACCATAAGACGATAAAGCATTCGCCATGACACGATCTGCCGTATCTGTCCAAACTTTTGCATTAAGCATTGCCCAAATCCATGCACCAATTTCTCTCTCCTTTACAGTATTATTGTAAGTTTGATCATCTCCAAGTATATGTCCAATCTCATGCAAAGCAGAAACATAATATCCCGTATTCTTAGTCGGTCTAATTTGAATATGCTTTTTCCTAGGATTAGCATAATACCTTGGAATCTCATCATCAAGTGATTGATAACTAACTGTTATATGATTAACTGCACACAACTCTTGTATGTGCAATGCCATATCTATTCTTTTTACCAATGGTCTCATTCTCTTTCCTCTCTTTCCTTTTTCTCTTCTTCTATACATTCATCACAAACGTCACGACCATATGGTGGTTCATCACACCAAAATGATTGTAAGCAATCACAACACTCATACCATCCCATATTCTTGCTCCTCACGTTTGATCTCATCACGAACATATTCTTCCCAATGCTCCCCATGAGATTGTTTAATTTTTGCAATGGCTTGCTCATTCGTCATACCATCATTGTTAAGATAGGAGTAAAACTCTTCCATCACTCCTATCATCTGATCTTTATATCTACTCATCTACTTGCTCCTTTTAAATGATAGTTTTTGATATTGTTACATTGTATTGATTGCATGGTCAACTACTTTTTTGCAAATTATAATCTTTGACCTTTTGACCATGCTCTTTGCTACCTGCTTCACATTGATCAATCCAAATCCTTTTGGTTACATTGCCATCCTTGTCACGATAACGTCTCCAATGCCCACGTCTCATATGCCACTTCTTCGGAGAACCTTGACCTGTAAATATCTTTTCATAGACAGTTTTACCTCTAGGTTTAGGTAATTCTATATTTAAAAGGCTATATTCATTCGTAGGGACACTTCTTCCAAATCTGACGTGCTTTACCTTATGATCAGCAGGTTTCTGTGTCTCCTTGACGATTAAATCGTAATTAAGGATAGAAAGTACACTAATGATAAACCTAACGTCACCACCTTGTATTAACTGCAAATGAGTTTTAGACATTTCTGCCATCTCATCATTATCCCAACCTTGCAAAAACTTTTGCTTTGGAATAAGCCAATGCATTGCTCTACTTTGAACAGTAGTAAACCTCGAATAAATATCGAGCATTAACTTATATTCATCACGATTATCATCTAATGACTTTGCCCTAAACAATTTATCACTATCGTTAAAATGAGCCAAAGAATAAGGATGCCCAATGATCTTAATACTTTGATGTGCAGTTTCTTTTATAAAGACTTCTGAATCCATCATTAAGTTTCGAGTATCAGTAGGTAGTTCTCTTGATGCCTGCTCTTTCATAACGTAATTAGAAAAGGCAATATTCATATCCCATTCTTCTTCATTACGAACAACGGAAGACAATGGAGAACAAAACCACTTACCATCTATCATGCACCACATATCATACATATACCAACTATCCCCACTTGGATGTTTATATTCATATATGTGATAACCAATACGATCTAAATAATCTTTAGGCTCTTCGATCTTACCCACATATTGTGGTAAATATTTATGATAAAGATTTTTTAAAAGATGAACACGATAATGCTCATCCCATTCTATAAACATATTCTTAAATGGTGGTATTGCAGTTTTAATCATCTCAAGCAATACATGAGGCTTAGACATAGATGCCTCTCCTGCATGATCTATAAGCTTGTTAGAGACTTTAAACTTCTGTGCATTAACAAGCATAGATTGAGTTTCTCTAGCTTTGCCCTCTGCAATAGATCCACTTTTAAAATGTGCAATGGCTCTCTTAGGCTGACCCAATGCACCAATGATTTCACTTGCCATCAATGGCTTATCATTTATTTCCATTTTGTATTTGCTCCTTTTTTGATTAAGATAGCATTACCAACAATACAATCCACTGAACCAAAACTTTCAACAAAATGAACACTAGCTTCAGCATTAATACTATTTTCTTTTAATTTGCCCTCTTCATCAATAAGCAAAGTATCTCCATTTCTAAGAGATACACACTCAACCCAACCACCAACAAACTCTTGAGCTTCCTCAAGACTAGGTTGATCTTTCTTGTTCCATATAATTTTAAACTTCATATTCCTCTCCCCTAAACGTCAAGACCATGACGTTGTACGACCAAAGCTCTAGTCTTTGATCTCTTAATTACTGCTCCATTGGAGTAGCCTTGCCCTGCACCTCCATGATAACCATCTCTGCCGATGCCAACCATCATGTCGTAACGATACTCAGCCCAATCAATAAAGCTAAATATTTTCTCGTCATTCCATTTTGCAGGGAACACTGCCCAACAAAAAGTCTCTGCATCCATGCCATCATGTTGTGTCACTCTAAACATATTTTTTACATAATTTTTCATCTACTTGCTCCTAAAATGATAGTTCTATATAGCTATACATAGCATTCATTACATAATAGTCAAGTATTAAATTAAATTTTTTTTATAAATCACTTAAAATATTTTTTGAGAATACATATGTAGATTTTTTTCTGACTCTACCATATTCGATTTCTTTTGCAGCTCTGGGATCGTCCTCGAATAATTGTTCGGACTCATCTGGCACAGTTTTTTGTTTTAATATCTTTTTTGTGAAGGCGCGTAATTCGTTATAATCTTTTGATTGTTTGCTGTATCTAAACTTCTTAGACATTATCCGTTGCTGTTGTAGCTTCGTATTCACCACGGGACATCACACCATCCGTTGTTCCGAGCCACTTACGACCACCCGATGTTGAAAAGGCATACTTCCCGATCCGTGCTTCTCTAATAAGTTCCCGAACAATTCCGTCAATACTTCGTTGAGTTAAGTTCTGCAAGACCTGTGGTGCATCGTGATCCGATGCTAATCTTTGTCCTATTGCATCTGCTCCTGACTGTTGTGTCAAAGCTCTGCCCTCCCTTTCACAGGTTGCAATCCAAGAAAACAGAGCATCTTTCTTAATCTCTCTGTTTGTACCAGAGTGTAATCGTTTGATTTCCTCTGTCTTGTCTTCTAGTAATCCAGAATAACTATTTCGTACGAAATGTCTAATGTTTCTGTTAGCAGGTCCATTACTTTTTACGACTGCACCATCAAAACATCTGTTTCTTTCATACTCTGTGCCTATATCCATGCAACGTCTACGACCAGTAGCTTCATCAACTTGCCATAGGGCAAAAGCACATCTGACACCATCAACCAGTGCTGACGTACCACGAATAAGTAGTCTTGCTTGTTCAGGAGTATTAATAATTGTATCATCTTTAACTTTAGTCATATGGTGACACATAACTACAGATGCTCCAGTTTCTGTCCCGATCTGTGCTAA